GCGGATTCTTGCCAAGCGCAATGATTCCAGTGAGACTGACTAATTCCAACTCGTTGAACAAAGCACCATTGCTCTCGTTGTAGACAATCATCGTGCCAAACTCCCAGCGCACTTGCTGGCCCCAGTGACTGCCAATGTCTTGCACCAGATACCCAATGTTGGTGCTTTGCGGGTCACCCACCATCCACTTGTCATAGACCCACACCATGTTGCGTGCCCTGTATTGTGCAAGGCCATCTAATGTGCTGACTAAAACAAACCAGATTGGGGTTTGCAAAGCCTCAGATGCAGATGCGTCATAAACCAAAGTTTGGTCAGGCAGATGCACATAAAGATGCTGGTGGTTCTTGTCGTTTCTGGCTTCTAACTTGACCAAAGACAATTGCGCTTCTGTGTATTCCAAAAGGATGTTATCAATTTCTTGCGTGCTAACCTTTTGATTTGTTGCCGCCGCACCAATGTAGATGCCTGGGGCTTCGTTTCGCCCACTGCCCAAAAAAGCAATGCGTTCAATAAACACACAGCACGCTTGAGTACCCACTACACCTTTTTGCAACTGTGCGCCATCAATTCTTGCAAATGGGAATAACTCCCCGCCAACGTTATCAAACACTTCAATGGTGTTTCTGTTCAGTGCATAAACCTCATTCCGCAACTTAAGCAAAGCAACAACAGGGTCAGGGTCAACCTCTGAACTGCCATACTTCAGCGGATTCACAAGCAATGGGTTAGTCAATTCGGTGACGATCAAAAACTCGCCATCTGTGGTCATGAAATAACCATCTACCCAGCAGAAATCCAGCACCGTGCCCAGGTCAGGGTCTGTGACTTGTGTCAGCGTTGTTCCACTCCAATAATATAGTCGCCCACCCGATGCAATTGCGAGTTGGTCAAAGCTGTAATCAAAGGTAACCAGTTGATCTGTTGGACCACCAACATCACCCAATGTGGTCACTGTGCCTGCGCTGTTTATCTCGACCAACTTTGTGCCCATCACCCGATACAAACTGCCCTGCCAGTTGATGCCACCTCGATCAATACCTGGGCCTGTGCCGTTTAACACAATGCCATCACCTGGACGCAAAAACCCATTGCTGATGCCTGATTGTTTTGGCACTGGCACTAGGTTGACTGGGTACGATGTCCGCAGTTCTGGAGTGTTGTCGGTGTAAATACCGTTCAGGATAGGTATTTGCATTTACTTCTTTGCCTTGTTTCGGGCTGAGATTTTTTTTGCCTTGGCCTGTGCGTCAGCTTTGGACGATGCACCCCATGCCCTCAAACTCAACAGCAAGCGTGTGGGTTCACCATCTTTGTATTCAGGGCCAGGATTGCCACCCATTCGAGCCAAGAACGATGCCCTGCGTGGATTGTCACCAGACTTGACTGGAGGTTTCAGATTCATGCCCTCTGCTTTTGCGGCGGCACGACCCTTGGCATTCAAACCACCCTTTGGGTTCTGACCTTCTTTGCGAGCATAGACTGGGGTTTTCATCTAAACCCCTTGATCTTTTCAGCAATCTTTTTTGGTTGCTTGGCAAACTGCTTTCCAGCTTTTGTAGCCTCACGCTTGGCTTTTGTGGTTGCCGCATACTCAGCCGCAGTCAGGGCTTTGATGGCCTTTTCAGGCAGATATCTCTCGCCAGTTTCAGACGATGGCTTTCCAGACTTGGTGCGCCAGTTTTGACTTGACCAATCTTTGAGGCTTTTCTGCGGTGCTTTCATTTATAACCGCCACCCTTTTTCTTGTACTCCACCGCTAACAATTGGGCTTTGCGTGCTGACCATTCGCCTGGGTCACCGCCTTTTGTGCCAGACTTGATTTTTTCAAACAAGGCTTTCCGCATAGTTGGCTTTGTATAGTTGCCAGCCGCATTGACTGAAGACTTAGACTTCGTTGCCATCACGCAACCACCGCACCACGGAATCCAACAACCCACCAATCAGTACCAGCAAACTGCAAAGTTACAGAATCACCAACAGCATTGAAAGTAATTGTGGTGGCACTACCAAGATTGGCTGGTGTCAAAACACCAGTGTCACCACCTGCCGCTTCCGCAACATAAATAATCGTCTTCAGTTGCCCTTGTGCGCCATCAGCAAGGGTCAGTGCATTTCCAGTAGCAGTTGAAGTGAAAGCAGTGGCAAGACTTGTGATATTTACCGCACCTGGACCACTTAATGCTTGAACTGTTGCTGATGCACCAGTGCCACCATTGATAACCCCTAAAGCACCAGTCACGCCAGTCGTTAGCGGCAACCCAGTGCAGTTTGTCAATGTTCCAGATGTTGGCGTTCCAAGAATCGGAGTAACCATCACCATGCTTGTGGATGTGCAAGCAGAAATGTTGCCACTTGTGACTGTGCCCAGCACGGGGGTGACAAAGGTTGGGCTGGTGTTGAACACCAACAGACCAGTACCAGTTTCATCGGTCATTGCCGCCCGTAGATTAGCACTTGATGGCGTTGCCAAAAATGCTTGCATATTTGTGCCGTAAACCGTTTCAGCATTAATCTGATACCACGAATTTGTGGGCTGATAGAAACGAATGGCTGTTGCAGTGCCAGCACCCAAAAACGATACGCCACCATAAATGGCAGTAGCACCATTAAGGGCAATCGTCAGTGATGTGATTTCTTGTGTGGTGGTAATCAATACCGTTGTGCCATCAGGTACACCAGTGTTCAAAGGCAAAGTAATCGTGCCAGTTGCCAGCGTTCCAGCGGGTTGCAACAACATCCATTGGTCATTGCTGACTGGGGTGGGCACGGTGATATTGAACCCAGATCCAGGCACATACAGATTTACCGACAGCGTTGGCGATGCAAAACTTTGCTGAAAAAAGGTCAACAAAGAACCAATCGATGTGCGTCGTGCATCCCCATTGTTTGGTGAATAAACGGGCAGTTGATCTCCGCTGGAAATGGTGCTGAGTACTGGCAGTTGATTGATTTGAGGCATGACTATCCTTAGTAATATTCGAGAGGCCCATCAGGACCAGCAGTGACTGGGTTGGCTGGTGGTCTGACAAATGGATTGTCATAAACCCTCCAAGGCTTGTTGCCAGAACCAGCGGGGGTTGTGGATGGGAGTTGTTTCTCCAGCGGGAATGTTGCCCTTTGAAGCAAGATGTCGTAACCCTGCTTGGCAGTTGTCTTGGTCTCAATCATCACGATCTTGCCAAAACCTGGAGCCAACCTGATGCCTAGACTGCAAATGATTGCTTCATAAGCCGAATCAGGCACATTTGTTTCTTCATCCAAACTGCTATTTTGTGGGCTGGATGGCAAAGGGTAACCCAGTCGGATGCCCTTGGCGTTCCAGTCTGCCATCATTGCATCTAATCGGCGCAAGGCAGATTCAAGTTGCTCTGGGCCAAGATCAAACACATAAGAAGCAAGGCCAATTTCTTCAAAGGCCGCGCTTATGAATTGTCGTTTTGTGTAGCCCATGCCAACTCCTCAATGTGTTTAAGTAGTGTCGCATCTGACCAGCGTTTGTCAACCTTCAACCCAATCGTTTCGGCCTGTTGCAACATTTCCTCGCGGGTTGGTGCGATGTCTTCAACAGGGATATCAAAAACTTCAACAACAGCTTTAGAAACTACCATCACTTCACGCTTGCCAATTGGCGATGGATGCACTTGTTTGGTTGCTTTGCGTTCTAACATCTGCGCTTTTTTTAGTTTGCGCTTTTGCAGACGAACCTCTTTCCATGGGGCAAGAGTTTTGACCTTGACGATTGCGGCTGACTTTATCATTTCATCTTTTTCATTGGTGCTTTGCTAGGCTTGCCAGCCTCTTTTGCCGACTTGCTTGCCATACCAAGTGCCATTGCAACAGCTTGCTTTTGGGGCTTGCCCGATTTCATTTCCATTTTGATGTTCTTGGAAACGGTCTTGTCTGAATAACCTTTTTTCATTGGCATTTTGCTCTCCATGTAAAACAGGCCAACATTTCTGCTGGCCTGTCGGGTTTATCAACTCAAACGATAAGCGATGAAAGTATTTGCCGCCGTTTTACGGAGACGGACTCTCATTGCAGAACCAGCGGTTGCAGCAGATGTAGGATTTCCAACAATGGTCACATCAGTATTGACCGTGATGGTCATTGCGAATGCACCCAAAGTCATGAACGTAACATCAAATGAATCACCAATTGCCCATTCAGTTGCCAAGTCAAGGTTTGTACCTGTTGGCAATTGAAGGTTACGGGCTTGAGTCAGCGTGGAGGTGACGATGCCAGTCAGCACATTTGCTGCTGTAGCAATCATCGACCCACCATCAGCTATGTTGGCTGGGTCACCCTGAGGTTGCCAGTTGCCATTGTTGCTGATGTCAGGTGCAACACCCACAGAGTAGTACGCACCCGATGCACCAGCGTTAATAGTC